TAGCGTTGAAATAGATTGTCTGTAAAGATGTGCATTTCGCCCTGTGAAGGATTAGGCCATACATACAGATTTCCTAAAGTTTCGCTTGGCTGATAGTAAAGAGCTTTAGGCCACGGGCCATTTAAAGTCTTTAAACCGATCATTTGATATTCTTCTACCGCTAAAACAGCGATTGGGTAGTCCAAACCGCCATTCACAATAGGTACGCCATTAGAATTAGTATTGATTCGCACAAAGGCAGAATCTATCGATAATGGGCGTTGATAGTATAAAGTTATCGTTTCTGAACTGATGGGCGTGGAATAAGTCGTGTTGAGCTGATATGTACCAGCTTCATTGACATTATTTCCTGCGCCTGTAAGCATCTTTTCAATAGTTGTGCCAGCGATAATTCCTGTGCCACCAAGAGTCTGACCTACGTTAATAGCCCCAGAGTTAATAGCCGTTACTGTCAGAATATTGCCTGAAATTGAGCCTGTAATGCTTGCGTTGATGTTTCCTGTAGGGCCGATTGTGTATTGTGTAACGCCTGGGGTGATAGGAAAAACGATCTCATTCTTGTAATAGACCATCATTTCTTCGTTTGACCATTGATCTATTAGATCATTAAGCATATCAAAAGCATCTTGCGCTGCATCAGAAGTAGGCGTTTCACCCGCTTCCAACGCTCCAATGTCTTTTAATGCTCTTGAAACAATATCGTATGGGGTCGTCATGGCTTAAATCTCAGGTTTAAACACCTGGGGCATCCAGGGTGCTGGTACAGGTTTATGTGATTTTAACGCTTCTAGCTGATTTTTGATACCCTGTTTGATATGGTTCTCGCCATCCTTAACAGCATCCGCTTCGATCCATCCAACAATCATTTCTTCAGTAACTTCTAAAAATGGCACTTTTGCGGTAGGGCAATCAAAATACCAGTTACCTTCAGTTTCTACTGACAGATCATCTTCTGTGCCTACAAGGTGATATTTAGACCCTGTAATAACTTCATCTTTAGCAAATACTTCTAAGATTTTCCATTGATAGTTCATATTTATCCTAATAATGCTGTTACTTCAGCCTGTGGATTAGTACCATTAGGGAATGTTGCCCCTGCTGTTCCATCAATTATGAATGTCATGATGCAGCCTCTGGAGTATTGCCAGCTTCAATCCATTTAAGGTATTCTTGATAGTCTGTATTGGCTGGGTCGAATGGAATTGATGCACCATCTGATAAACGAATAACAGTATTTGATGCGCCAAAAATAGGGTGATTAGGGATTAATTTATACATTTTATAACTCCGCAGAAGCTGAAATTACTGCACTACTATTAATTGCATATAATTGCACCGCTTTACCAGCCGTAATAGAAGATGATGGGGTCAGTTGTGCAGAAACTAATGAGCCATTTGAATAATTTGTACCAACACTAGAAATTGTATAAGTTGTAGTTCCATCATATAAACCAATATTTGACAATGTAATAGTTGGCTGTGTTCTTAAACTTACTGGAATAGGTGTTTGAAATCCATCTACTAATGAGCCAGCCGCAGTACCTGTACCAAAACGAGTGTTAGCTGATTGATATGATGCTTGCCAATAATATCTTTGACACAAAGCTAACTCTTGCTGATAGTTTCTATACTCATATCCAGTAGCAATACTTCCTACTTCTAATTGAACACCAGTAATGTAAAAGGTTGCTCCGTTTGTTCCTACTACGGATGTTGCTCCTGTGGGCGATGCAATAAATCCGCTTGTTGCCCATGCACCAGCAGTTCCACTATATGTAGAACCAGCACCCAATGCAAAATTAACTGTGATACCAATTCCATTGTTTGTTAACCAAGTGCCAGCCGTGTCACCAGCAATAGTTATTGAAATTGAAGTCCAAGTATTTGCTACAGGAATTGAGTAACTAAATGGATAAGACCTATTTGATGCGCTATTTAATAACGCACCGCCAAAAGTTCCAGTCAACGATGAATAGACTTGGAACGACAAAGTTATAGTCTTGGCATTGGTAGTTCCCCATCCTAAATCTGCAACATTAAATCCTTCAATTTTTTGTTGAATTACAAAATAATCACTTGCAAGAACAGAATATGCAGAAGATGAAGTAAATCCTAAATATTTTGTAAATCCTGTTGGTGGAGTTACAGAACCAGCATTTTGTTGTGAAGTGAGTTTAGATGCTTGAGTTGAATAATACGCAAATCTATCAACAAGGTAATCCCCATTTGCAGGAGTAACACTAGCACCAGCATTTCTTTGGTCAATAACCATTGCACCATTGATAATGCGGTTCTTCATAGTAGAAGCGTTACCAGCACCTAATGAAGTATTGGCTACAGATGTGCCTATTTGGTCAGCGTTTACAATTCCGTATGCCATTATGCTAATTGCTCCGCAGTAGGTTTAGCCAATGTAGGATGTTCCCATTTAGCAATGTAATCGCCTTTGCCGTCTGAATCGTTTTGCAATAGGATTACTGTCAAAAAATCCTGCTGGGTAAGGCTAGGATATAAAGCCATGATTTTGTCGTATAAAGTCATATCAATTCCTTATCAATGCCGCATTAAAATATGTATAAAAATTTGTATTTGACAAAGATTGGCCGACACCTAAATACAGATAAATTTCAATGTAATCAGTTAAACCATTCAAATAAATTAAACTATTAACACCACAACCAGAAGAAGAAGATGGTGCTGGCCCAGCTTTAAAATTAGAACCATTTTTATAAATATAAAGTTGCATACTAGTAGATGTTGTTGCAATTTGTATAGCAGAATTTACTTGATAATAACCAGCTATAGTAGGAGTAAATCTGCTAGAAGCATACATACCATTAGTAGTATCAAATTCACTTGTTGTAAATGTTACTTTAGTTGTTGTTGCTGTAGAAATTGTTTGTCCAACGCTTTGATAAGCACTAAACGCTGGCATATTACCGCTAACCATTACAGTACCAGTAGCAGCAGGAATAGTCGCAGTATTAGTACCAGCTACCGCAGGAACTGTAACTGTAACTGTACCGCTTGTATCGCCTGAAAGAACCATTGAACTCATAGAATCACCCATCTAGAACCGCTAGGAACTGTTACTGTTTTACCTGATGCGACTGTTACAGGGCCTACAGAAAGACCGCTATACCCGCTTGCGATTGAGTAACTTGTTCCTACAGTTAAATTATTAACAAAAATACCATTACTTGCCACAACTTGCGGTGTAGTTGTATCGCCTGTTGAAGCATTGTAACTAATTCCAGTATTAACATAAGCTGTTGATAATGTGCCACTTGTTGCTGATGAGCCAACTATGTAATATGGCCCAGTCGAGGTCGTAGAGGTAACTGTTGCACCACCAGTAAATGTTGTCCATGATGCAGGGCTTGATCCATTAGATATTAATACTTGTCCTGATGTGCCTACACTTCCATTTGCGCTTAAAGTTCCTGTAATGGCTACGCTTGTAGCAGCTAAAAGACCTGTGCTGGGTGTGTAGTTGAGCTTAGTAGAACTGGTGTATTCAGTTGTTGCTGTACCGCTTGTAACCCTTGCAAATAGGGGATAATACGCAGTAACAGAGCTTGTATCGTCTGTAATCGTAACCCCAGTTGCAGGAGCAGCAGCCCATGTTGGTAATCCGCTTGATAAAGTCAGGATATAGCCGTTTGTGCCAGGGGCGAGGAAAGTCGTTGTATTTACGGCAGATTGATAAGGCAAATATCCTGCTAAGCCACCAGCTAAATTTGTTGAAGTTGTTGCTGATGTTGCGCTCGTTGCTGTCGCTGCGTTCCCGCCAATCGAAAGACTAGAAGCTGTCCCTGTTAAGCCTGTTCCTGCGCCACTAAAGCTGGTAGAAGTAAATACCCCAGTAGAAGGGTTATATTGGAGTTTAGTAGAGCTTGTATATTCTGTTGATAAATTTCCGCTTGTTTGGTTTGCAAACAAAGGATAACGAGTGCCATTTGTAGTGGTGTCATCGGTTACTGTCGCATAGCTTGTAGGTGTTGCCCAAGTAGGTGCGCCTGTGCCATTAGATTGTAAGAATTGCCCTGATGTGCCGTTAGCAATAAAAGCAGTCGTTCCCGCAGCACTTTGATAAGGAATTTGACTAGCAATACCACCCGCTAAATTAGTCGCAGTAGTTGCTGTTGTTGCAGAACCTACTGATAATGTGCTTTGAGCAACATATTGCGGTGCGGTACCACTAGAAGTTAAAACATAGTTTGCAGAGCCAATTCCTAAGAATGTCGTTGCTCCTGCGCCTGATTGATAGGGCAAAGAGCCTGCTAGACCGCCTGAAAGGTTCGTAGAGGTCGTTGCAGATGCTACTGCACCACTTACGATAGAACCTAAAATTGATGTGATCCAAGTAGGGTTTGAGTAGCTTCCTGTTGTGTAAACACCATTAGTAACTGTTGCAGAGTTACCTGTAATATTGATGCCCCAAATGCCACTTGCGCCAGTTCCTGTTGTCGATGGTGCGCCTACAGTATTGTAGGAAATAGTCTGGGCTACTGAGCCGTTATAAGTCGTGCCTGATGCTGCGCCTGTGCCTGAATTATTAAATGTAATGCTATTCGTTACAGAGCCTGCGCTTGTTGCTGTTGCTGCGTTACCGCCAATGCTTAATCCTGATGCTGTTCCTGTAAGCCCGCTACCTGATCCACTAAAAGAAGAAGTAGCAGTAATAGTAGTACCAGTAATTGCGGCAGCACTAGAACCGCCAATAGTAGTGCCATTGATCGACCCTCCTGTAATTGCTACGCTATTCGCATTTTGCGTTGACATTGTGCCAAGACCGCTAACTTGGGTATTGGCAATCGCAATAGAAGTGTTTGTAACGCTAGTAACTTGACCCTGTGCGTTGGTAGTAAATACAGGGACTGCACTTGCAGAGCCGTAAGTTCCTGCTGTGCCAATATTAGTAATGCTAAATGTAAAGCCTGTAAGGGTTAACCCTGTGCCTGCGTTATAAGTAGCAGAAGTGGTAAATTGCGCCCAAGTTACTGGTGTTGTTCCTAATGTACCGCCAGGTGTAACTGTGCAGAACCATGCACTACCAGCTTGTGAGCCATATTCTACGAACGCAATCGCAGAAACTAACTCATTCCATGTATTTGCATCAGAAGAACGACTCCAAGCACCGCTAGAAGCGATATAAATGCCGTTATTAGCCGTTGTTGTCTGATTCTTGACGATTACCCTATCCCCATCTAGGGTCGTGTAACCATCGATTGTTTGAAGCCCTGACAGCGTAATATTAGATAAAGTTGCAACAGCTACTGGTTGTTTCCAAGAAATGCCTGCTGCGTAAGACTGTAAAGCTAATAAGTTAACAATATCATTAGGGCCACTAGGCTGGGTTGTAATCTGCCCTGTAGTTGTAGTTATATTAGTAAAAGAGCCTGTAGATGGCGTTGTAGCCCCTATAGGAGAGCTATCAATCGTGCTATTGGTGATTGTTAGCCCTGATTGAACAGGGTTAGTAGTAGCGTAAAAAGGCTTACCTTGCCCAATAAATGTGTTAAATGACCCATCTACGTTAAAGTAAGCCTGAACAGGCAGTAAATTCTGATCCTGCGTTAAAGCTGGCCCTGTAGCCATAATCTACCCTTAGTAGGCGATACAGTTAACTAGAACTACATCTCCAGCAGACATATTAGCAGCAGCACCAGTTGTTACAGAATAGCTAGTAAATGTTACTGAAGTAGCTGTGCTTCCTGTCAGTTGCAAAAATAGGGTGCTACCACTAGTTACATCAGCAGCAAAACCTAACCAACCATTAGGGGCTGTAGGAAGATTGATCGTTCCATTAGCTGCGCCACCTGTGCCAACTGTTACTTTGAAGCAAAAACTGTTATTAGCAAGAATAGTGGGGTTAGTTCCCCATCCAGAACCCAAAGTAGGATTAGTTCCTGAAATTACTAAATTGCCTTCAACGCTTAAATTAGTAGCATTTATTGGTGTTTGTAACGAATTGCCACCTTGACCATACAGACCCAAGCAGTTGCCATTGGCATCATATTCAGCTTGAACTGGTAATAAATTGATAACTGAACTGCTTGCAACGCCTGGGTTTGCCATAATTTTTCCTTAGTTCTGATCTACCATAGGCAACACATATAGTGTGCCACTTGTTCCAATCGCTGTAATTGCAAAACTTGGGGGTACTGCCAAAACTGTAGGCTGGGACATTGCTACACCCAACACAAAGCTCTGACTGCTTGATCCACCTGATGGCAATACGGCTGCTGGTGCTGTTGTCGTTGTTCCTGCAATAGCAGGAGTAATCGTAATAGCAACAGGGCTAGAGCCAGTATTTAAAAAGCCACAAAAGTTTGCTTGATCGTTTCCGTTAGGAACAATCGTTACAGAAGTTGAAGAAGTGCCACTAACGCTAATAGCCGTTGTAGGGCCTACAAAACGATATGCTGATACGTTAGCCATTATTTATCCTTAAGCTGCGTTAGTTGGGAGGATTGTGCCTTCTAAACGATCACAAGCAAGGATATATGTGCCAACAAAAGGAGTCAAAGCAGAAGTGCTTGCGTTAACAAATTGCAGAGACAATACGTTAGCAGCAGAAACCCAAGTATTAGCTACTGTAATTCCAGTTGTTTGTGCGCCAGCAGAAGTTGCGCTAATTGCATCATTTACAGCTAGACCAGGAATAGTAAAGGTCTGAACAGCAGTAGAAGAAGCAGAAACTGAAGTTGGGGTTAAAGATGGATAAACGAGGAAGTTATAAAGAATATTTCCACGTGCTGGAGTTGTTTGAAATGACATAGTTTTTCCTTTGCAAAGGGGGTGTGTTGTAAATCTACAACTATTTTACATTGTTTTCTAGACTTCTCAAGTAATTTCCCATGCTTCCTTTGTAAGATTTGTAGCCTATGTGACCCATCTCCATTTCAAAGTCAGCCCAGACTTTTCCACCGATTTGACGGAATCTTTCACAAAAGCTGAAATCCTCACTTAAACGATCACCAGGTATATCCAATGGATCAAAGAATGGCCAAAATTCTGAGCTTTCATTAGTGCTTCTTTGAGTAGTTTTGGGGTAGGCTTTAATCATCTGCTCTACGCAATTACGAGTAATTTTCATAAACCCGCCAGGAAGTCCAGCTACTTCCATCAAACCTGTTTCGGAGTTCGTTCTATATTCTTCTTTTAAATCCATGCGAACAGGAAAAGCGATTTCTTCTGTCTTTTTAGGGTAAACACCACCCACGACATCTACTGGATATTCTACTAATTTGACCATATCGCCTTGAGTCCAAAAGACATCATCGTCAATAAAGATCAATTCATCAGCTATAGAGCGATAAAAAGTGGCTACGATTGCTGCTCGACACGCTGCTATATCGCTATTTCCGACATCTTCTGCGATCATAAATTTATAGCCTTTTGAAAGCAATAAAATAACATCGCCCATCAAAGCTCTCATTGTTTGCACATGGACTTTTCCTGAATAGCAAGGAAGTCCAATCATAATTGTTTTCATTAATTCCCCTTAAATGTGAAAAACCCACCCTTTTTAGGGGGTGGGCTTCTACTTTACTACAAAATTACTGCTGTGGGCCTGATAAATCGTAGCCGTAAACATACACGTCAACTGTGCCTGAAACAGTAGCAGTAGCTACGTTTACATACAAAGTTTGTGCTGTTTGCGCCAAAGCAGGGTAACTTGCAGCAACTACATCAACATACGTTGTGCTGGTAAAACTAGCAGGCAAAGTAGCGGTTGTGAGAATTGCAGCAGTTGTGTTGCCCTGTGATGGAGCATTGTAGATACCAAAATAAACGCTTGCTGGGCTAGAGATTGCAGAACCTGAATTGTTTGCGTTAGCAATCAAAACAGTTGCTGGAACATAGCTAGAAGTGTTAATTACGTTAACTGCGGTATCCGTATCAGATGCTAGGCTTACACCCTTGCTTACTGCCAAAAGGCGCAGAGCTTGGTTTGTACCTAGATTCTGTGGATGAATCGAGTTAGTTACTGCTGGTCCTGGATTAGACATATAGTTTCCTTTCGTTATCCGTTAAATTAAGCTGCAACACGGCAAGCGAGTTCAGGATATAAGTTAGCCCAACCATACAGAACGTCTAAACGTGTAGGAATACTGTCATTATTGCAATCTGTTACTTTCAGCTTTTGGCTTACTGACCATTTCTGGCGGTCTGAGTTCTTCGACCCAAACTCAGCGACTTCTTTAGTTATATCGCTGTTCAGACTATCGCATCTTCCTTTGCAGGAAGTTTTCTCACTTAGTCGTTCACGCTGCACGGCTTGCGCCTGCTTGCGCCCTGTCATCTCCTTCGAGATTTCCAAGTCAATCAGAGAAAATTTTTCCATAATAAGTTACCTTATTAGGCCACCAATGCAAATGACTGATCATTCGCACATTCGTTAATGGTATATTGACGCACTACACGCATAGACAAGCCGATTTCTTTATCAGAAGCACGACCTGCAAAGTGAACACCCTCTGGCAACTCAAGGTCGGCTACTGCGAGAGTAAACGCATTGCGGTGCATGATGATGTTTTGTGGGGAAACAGTACCAGACTGGTTAAAGAAGCTAACAGCAGCAGTAGAGCTGGTTGAAGGAATAGATACGTTCTGGAACTGACCAGCAGTAATGATAGCTGGGCTTACGTTTACAGAAATAGTACCACCTGAACCGCTAACAGCAGTATTAACAACAAAGTTACGCAGTTTGTTTGAACCATAAGCCTGACGATTCTGTGGGTTAACAGCATAAACGCCAGCGATGGTAAATGTATCGCCTTGATTTAAGCTAACGCCATTGGTCAAAGTCAAAGTGATTGTGCTTGAAGAAGCCCAGCCAGATGTCAAGAAACCAGTTGCGGTTGTGGTGTTAACAGTTGCAGAACCTGAAAAGCTACCGAAAGTATGTGAAACGATGTTTTGATCCATCTTCCAGTTCATACCAGCGGAATCACGACCCATCAAACCTTTACGATACTGTTCGCCAATAGCTTCTTGTGGCACAAAGAGGCCTTTCAAGCTGTCAACGATAGTAGCTGAGGTAAATGGCTCAACTACGCATGATCTACGGCCATCACGTGGAGCGCCTTCAGAATCAAGGTAAGCAGCA